CAGAATCACCAATCGTGTAAACAATAATTTGAGTATTGCTTTCTGGTGCAGTGGAGAAAACTACGTTTGCACTGGAAATATTGTAAGACGAGTTTGGTTGAACAATACCATCAACAAAAACGATTGTATGTTCTTCACTAGTTGGTGGAACTGTAAGTGCAAATACCGCTGTATTTCCATCACCAGTAAATTCATTTCTTGTAGAACCAGGATTACCTGTACCAGTTCCTGATGGACCTGTTGGACCAGCTACACCACTTGGTCCTTGAGGACCTTGTGGACCAGTTGGTCCAGCATCACCATTTACTCCAGATGGACCAGTTGGTCCTTGTGGACCAGAGTCACCAATCGTGTAAACAATAATTTCATCATTGTTTGCAGGAGCAGTCGTGAACACAATATTAGCATTTGCAATATTATATTCGGCATTTCCTTGCAAAATTGTTCCAACAAAAACGAGAGTGTGTTCTTCACTTGTTGGTGGAACAGTTAAAACGAAGTTAGTTGTATTACCATCACCAATAAAGATATCTCTGGTTGATCCAGGATTACCTGTACCAGTTCCTGATGGACCAGTCGGACCAGCCACGCCACTTGGTCCTTGAGGACCTTGTGGACCAGTACCACCACCGCCTCCAGCAAGAGATTCGAATGCAACGTTAACAACACCATTTGCTGTTGTTGTGACAGAAACAGTTACGTTAGCTGTATTGACAAAGTTGAATGTATTAGCGCGAATAGTAGTTCCGCTATTTGCTTGAGCAAAGACGTTACCAGTGAGATCTGTAATGGGCGCAGCATCCCATGTAAGCATACCTGCTTCATCAGCACCAAGAGTTGCAACAAGAGGAGAACCATTTGCATTTCCGTAATAGATGTAAATGGTGTTGCTTGAAACGTGAAGATCTTTCCAAACAGCCGTGTTTGATCCAAGGCTATATGCATTATTGGAAGATGGAATAATATTCTGTGCGAATATTGTAGAGCCAACAGTTAAGTTGCCACTGATATTCGCAGATTGAACGTTGGTGATATTACGACTTGAATCGACAACAATGGTATTGGCTACATCAATACCATGTTTAACGCTGAAGGTCTTATTAGTCGTATTTGCCATATTATGTTAGAAAACGATGGGCAAATACACGCATGCACTCACATGCGCAACTCAGACCTCATCGGATTCACTATCCTCCAATGGATTTACTTTCCAACTATATTTATGGGACTATGCCATAACGTACAGCGCGGATTGTATTAATTGATTGTGTAGCGTTGAACAACAATCTCACATTTCCACTATCAATGTCCGCATTGAAAGTACCCAATGAAGCACCAGTTTGAATTGTACCGTATTCAGTAATCCAAATATTTGTGCCTTCATGAACGAGGATAATTTCAGTAGTGTGATACGTTGAACCACTATTGGCTTGTACAAAGTATTTTGCAGAAGCAAGATCGGTTGTTGGGAAAATATCGAGCACAACTTGACCCGAAGCAGCTGTCGTTACAGTGTTAGTTGTAACCTTCAATGCTTCAACAGTTAAGGTATTCGTTACATTTGCATTTGCAACTTCAAGACCTTCACCAGCAGTGTTGATAGTCAACTTGCCAGTCATCGTATCGCCAGCACGATCGACCTTGACGTCGTTTATCCACTTGACTGAGTTTGCAGTCGCAGCGTTTGCAGTATCGGTAGAAGTAATCGAATCAACGAGTTTCGTGACACCAATTACTGTCGTAGATGCAATGTTTGGTGTAATCGTTACTGTCTTGACATTTGCAGTCGTGACTTCAGTATTAGATAGACCAAGACCTGTTACAATTGTCTCAACTTTAGTATTGGCTTCGTCATAGGCTGCATTGGCTTGGCTGTATGCCGCATTTGCTTGCCCATACGCAGCGTTAGCCTGTCCGTATGCAGCATTCGCCTGACCATAGCCAGTATTTGCTTGTCCATATGCGGCATTCGCTTGACCGTAAGCAGCGTTGGCTTGAGCATAAGCATCAGCAACAGCAGCGCCAGTCGTACTAAAGGAGATATTCGCATTTCCATCAGCATTATCGATAACACTGACTTGAATACTTGCAGTATTGATAAAGTTTAGGAATTTATTCGACAACTCACCAGCGCTGTTTGCATAAACACGAACCGTGTTTGCAGAGGTGTTGGCTTGAGCATAAGCACCATTGGCTTGACTGTACGCACCATTAGCCTGTGCAAAGGCACCGTTTGCTTGACTGTATGCACCATTTGCCTGAGCATAAGCACCATTGGCTTGCGAGTACGCACCATTGGCTTGAGCATATGCGCCATTTGCCGTGTCGCGTGCTGTATTGGCTTGAGCGTATGCATCGTTGCCAGTAGTGCGAGCAGTATTCGCTTGGAGATATGCAGCATTCGCTTGATCATTAGCAATCGTTAGATTGGCTTGAGTCGCAACTGTATTACCTTGCAACAAGAGAGATGCAGCATTTACATTTGCGCGCAACCATGCAAGATTTGCAGAAGCAACATCAATTACGTTATTGCTTGGTTCTGTTGCATAACCATCAAAGATGTAGAATACATTATCAGAGGCATGACGAATAAAGCCAGAATGAAGATTAGTTGTACCACCATCGTCGCTGTAGTGACCAACGAAACCAATATCAACAGCGTCAGAAGTTGAATTCGTTGATAGCTGGATAATCGAGTCATTAACTCTCACGGTCGCAACGTTGATATACGTTGCATTACCTGTTAGATACAAGTTACCTTGAACGGTAAGGTCACCAGAGACTGTACCACCAGTTAGGTTAAGTTTTAGATTTGCTTCACCGTATGCTGCATTCGCTTGCCCATAAGCAGCATTTGCTTGCCCATAAGCGGCATTTGCTTGCCCATAACCAGCATTTGCCTGAGCGTAACCAGCATTTGCTTGCGCATACGCATCATTTGCAGTGCCTCGTGCGGTATTTGCTTGGGCATATGCATCATTAGCAGTCGTGCGGGCTGTATTTGCCTGGCCATATGCATCATTTGCGGTATCACGTGCTGTGTTCGCTTGAGCATACGCATTGTTGCCAGTGGTGCGCGCAGTATTTGCTTGACCGTATGCGTCATTCGCAGTGTCGCGAGCAGTATTGGCTTGTTCGCGCGCAGCATTTGCTTGATCATAAGCAATACCACCGCTACTACGAATAACAAGATTTGCATTAACACCATCATCCAGCAACTCGAGAGTTACTGAGTTTGTGTTTTGTAGGAAAAGTTTCTTATTATTAAGAGTCAGACCACCAACTGTAACAGAAACAGTATTGGCAGAAACATTGGCTTCGGCATAAGCAGCGTTGGCTTGACCGTAAGCAGCATTAGCCTGTCCATAAGCGGCATTTGCTTGACCATAACCAGTATTGGCTTGATCGCGGGCAGCGTTTGCTTGGGCGTATCCAGAATTAGCCTGAGCATATGCATCATTCGCAGTACCACGAGCAGTATTCGCTTGAGCATATGCGTCGTTTGCTGTGTCGCGAGCAGTATTTGCTTGCGCATAAGCGTCGTTAGCAGTTCCACGAGCTGTATTGGCTTGATCAATAACGTTTAGACCACCCGTTGTTACGATTGTATTCGCATTAATCGTATGAAGGTTGGCAATATTAACGTTCGAAATATTACGATTCGAATCGAGAATTATAGTATTAGCAAGGTCAAGACCTGTCTTAACACTAAATGTTTTATTCATTGTCGCCATTTAGAATCTCCTGGTGCCGACTATGAACGAATCGGCTTTTATATTTAGTAAAATTTGCGTTTTAGCTGGAAAGTGCTTGTCTCAAGAAACGAATTGTGATTAAATTATTATCTGGGTTATCTGGGAAAAACTTCAATTTGCAAATCCCGCCTTCAATAACAACAGAAAACACTCCGAGAGTATAATTCGTAATGAGAATGGCGTATTCAGTCGTATAGACCGTCATGCCATCGTGCATACAGAATAACTCTGTGGAATGAATTCCCTCAACACTTTTCGCTTGAATAACATATTTTACAGTAATAAAATCAGCAGCAGGGAATGAATCAATAACAACCTCCGAATCCGACGTTGTCGTAACCGTGTTTGCAACTGTAACAGAAGGACCAACAGAGGATACATTTGATGCGATTGGAGCAGTAGTTTGTAAACTTACCCCATCAAAGTAGATATTTGCCGAGCCTACCTGAAGACCATCTGATCCAAGATGAATCTTTTTATATCGATTTGTAGAATTACCTAAGAAATGGACGTTATCCGAAGTTGGGATCACGTTTGTAGTGTTTAGATTACCTGTAAGAGTATCGCCCGATTTAGCGACTTTCAGGTCTACATTCGGAACACTAAATGTGATGCTCTGCGGAACAGTTTGAGCATTGGCTTCAATTACAACATTATTTCCAGACTTAAAGTTGATCGTATCGAGACCAATCGCAGTTAATCTTAGAACATCATCAACTTCCCAATACTTGAAGGTCGAGCTCGTAACAATACGAACTGTATTATTCGTTTGATCAACTGCATTAAACGCAGATTCCAGATCGAACTGAATAAGATTAACATTGGCGATTGTGTTTCCAACAGTATTGTTGGAGGCATAGATTTCTTGGACGGTGAGTTCAAAGACTGGTCCTTGAGGACCTTGTGGACCTTGCGGTCCCTGAGGACCTTGTGGACCAGTTGCGCCAGTAGGACCTTGTGGACCTTGCGGTCCTGGTGGCATCTCACTGCCAAGAATGTCTGTTAGTGTTGCCATCTCTTACGCTATAAATCCTGGCTTGTAAACTGTTTTGCCCTTTTCTGTCAATGCAGTGAGTTTTTGTTTTCTATTTGGTCCTTTAGAAGTATATGATGCATGGACCCAACCCGAGTTTGGACCTTCTTTTGGATCATAAAATTCTAGAATAATCTGATCAAATTCACAATTCTCAGCAACCCACTTTGCTAGATCTGGATTTGGTAAACCATCGATTTCGAAGTCTATGGCTTCTCCATTGCAATGCTGAGACTTGCTGCTTCCGCCGACGGCTGCATTAAGAGCGGGACCACGATAGCCACTGTTAATACGAACAGGCTTGCCAAAGTGACGACGAACGGGTTCAAGAATTTTTTCGCAGACGTTTTTGAGGTTTTGAGCATGTTCAGCATTTGGTGTATTATCAATTCTCTTACGAATCGCAGTCTCCGATTTTGTGAATTCCTTTAGATTGAAATGTTCAGAGAGTTGCATTTCAGGGGAAACTTTACCAGCAGGAGCCACAGGTGCTGCTGCTTTTGCTGGTACTGGTGCTACAACTTTTGGTGCTGCTCCAGCAGGTGCGCTTAACTGAGCGAAGTACGTTTTCGTCTTAGTCTTGCGATCTTCCAAGCCGTGAGTACCACCATTAACTTTTTTACTAACGGATAATATCGTAGCATCATTCACTCCTTGATCACAGATGCTCCAGAGTTTGTTTCGTTCGAAGAAAAACATTGCAGATTCGAATGCTAACTCAGTGGCAACGAGATCTGGGTTTGTCATTACATCTGGGCGATTGCAATACTTTGAGAAAGCAAGATAGTTGTCCTTGCCTGTCAATTGTAGTGCACCGCGACCACGATACTTCCAACCATCACCTGATGCTTCTGGTCCATTACCCATGCGTGATGCATAAACTCTATTTGCGATTCTTTCTGGCTTGCGCTCATATTGTAAAGCAATGGAATCTGTTGGAAAATATTTACCGAAAATACCACGGAGACCTTTGGCTCCATAGTTTAAATTCTCAGTAAACGCCTTAAAGCCACCAGTCTCATGAGCAGTTTGCCCAAAGAAGTGTGCTGCTCTGGTTGGTGATAATTTATAGTAAGCGGCTGCAGCGCGTAGAGTTCCTGGACCCCATGCACCGTCAGCTGTTACTCCAATTTTCTTTTGTAATGCCGCTAAACTCATAAATCACCTCAGGCAATATGATCTTCTTCATCGTCTGCTGCAGCAACAGCAGTGGCTCCAGCAGCACCGACAGCAGCAGCAACAACTAATGGTGCAAGTTCTGTTGGAGGTTCTGGGACTAGATCAGCAGGAGTAATTTCGAGTGGTTCTGGAGCCTTTGGTGCTTCAGGCATATCTTGTTTTTCACTCTTACCTAACATGATACCTGATAGGATACCTGTCAAAAATGTTGCGATTGGTGTAATTAACTCAAAAAACTTTGCGTCATTTGGCGATTGCTGCATTGGCTGTGTGACAAAGATAAGTGAGTAGAGAACTACAAACACAATTCCTGTCAATGTAAATGCCAATGATAGACCGACCGTGAATTTCAATCGAGCCATCAATTCTGATTCAGTATAACGTGGACCCTTAAACATAATTATTCTCCTGTAGTTTCACAATTACAATCTGCAGCAGGTGCTGCTGGTTCTTCAACTGGAGTTTGCTCAACAACTGGTTGTGGTGGCAAACCATTTAATGTATCATAACACATGCCATCGGCTTCGCATATTGGGCGATTGCATTCTGCTTTATCTTTATTCTCTGGATCTTGACATGGATATCTATATGTATCTTCACACCCAAGTAGGGTAAATGACAAAGCAAGTAAGAAAGCGATTTTTTTCATTTCATTTCTTCCCGTGCTTCAGAAAAAACATTGCGCCAGTGATCTCATCTTGAACAATTATTCCAGAAGATGGATTTTGCGCGGCGAAATCACGAACATCCTCACCCAACGAACCAGAGACATAGGATGTATAGTGCTTGAACTTTTTCTTTCCCAAGACTGCCTTTTGATAGTCTTCAGAACGAACTTTGAATACTGGAATTCCACCAAACATATCATGTGGTGTGATGCGACGAAGCATCTTTTTCTTTTTACCTAAACCAACTGGAGTTTGCTCTGCTGGAGTTGCTGTTGGCATTCCTGCTACAGCGCCACTACCGACACTCATTGCAATTGATTCATTGAATTCGTTAAACTTTTTCATTACTTGATTTTGTCTTTATTTTCTATTATAATCAGTATGTCCGCTATGAACTAAAGATCTCTTAGAACACTTACAATTCTATTGTCTAATTCAATATCACTTGAGATTATGTCTTCACCTCTTATCCCTTGTATCACCTTTGGCATCGCTGATGTGTAAACGAGAAACGTTTTAAGAGCACTATAATCTTTTTCATCAATACATAAAAATAACATTCTAGTACACGGTATAATGCCAAAAACATTTTGAGCAACTACAAGATGATTAAGAATAAGTCTTTCCTTCAACTCTCCTGTAATTCTATATCGATGCAGTAATCGCTTTATATAACGAAGTTTTTTATAATCTTCATCGAACTCACTATCAATGCAGTTTGGCTTATCATAGCACTTGGCTGCATATAATAAAATATTCGATTCATTCAATTCATCAAAAAACATATATTAGTATTCGTCGCTATTGCCTGCGTCATCATCTCTCTTGCGATAGGTATTTGGTGGAATAAGCATTGCTTCTCTCTCACCAGCCAAGTCCTCAACAGACATGCCCATCAAATCTTGCAATTCATCACTTGAAACGACTTGCGCATAACCATCAACAAATCCATCTTCTTCATGCGTATCGTATACAATGTAAAGATGAAACCCACTAGTGCCAAGAGAGTATACTAACTCAGCACCAAGATTCATGAATTCAGGTGTTGCTGATTGAGGAATCTGAATTCCATAACGCTCACAAACACCACGCAACTGCGCTAAAAACACAGGAGCATTTTGATATGGCTTCAATGTGAGATTATCGAGCTCATCATTGAATGCTTCCATATTTTCTGAGAGTCTGCGACTATCGGTATCAATAGTATCGTCAACACTTTCGTTTATAAATTGTTTGAACTTCAGCATTGATCAATCCTTATAACTGTCTAGATCAAGAGTTGGTTTTAGATCAATTTTATTCACTTTACCTTTTGCTGCTTTGATCATTTTGTCAGCAGCTTTTACTTTCTTATTTACCACTTTCATAGAACCTGGATCTACTGCCTCTTTCTTCATCTCTCTTCGTTTTAGAGCAGCAAGAGTTCCTGCCTGCACTGGTTTTTCAACCTTAGAAAGAGCATCAGACTTGGCTTGAGCAGCACGAACAGCGGGTGACATCTTGTATCCAGCATCACGCTTGTCTGAATCAACGCCATGTCGTAGATCCATTGCTTTCATTGAAGCGCGCATACCGTACATTACAGATTTGCCTTCTTTTGATGCTTCTGAGATTTCAACTTCTTCGAAATAATCTTTCATATGTTTTTCAGTGTCTTTTTTAGTCTGATTTGGACCAAGACCACCGAGTTTTGTCATGCGACGAATATACTTCTTAGAAGCAGCACCAGCACGAGCATTCTTATCTCGATTCAAAAAGTTCTTGACATCAGATGACTTTGGACGAGCAGCAGCCTCTGGATCAAAACGCATGTTGGCTTCATCAACCTGCTCGACATCTTCTTTCTTTATCGCTCTAACATATCCAGTGTCCATGTGTTTGATTGGGGCATAACCAATATCTTTATTGAATCCTTTGACACCTGGCTCACCTGTGATTTTGCGACGCTCTTTTGCTGCTTGAGCGAGACGATCTCTGGCATCTGATGCCGAGAACGACCATGGTCGGATTTTGACATTTGATTTCCTAATCAAACCTCTTTCAGCATCAACAATACGAACAGCTTCGTCTGTTTGCTCGACTTCTTCATTTGCGATGGCTCTTCTTGCTGCCGCTTTTTGTGCAGTGGTAAGACCTGCGCCCTTGCCGAATTTCCTTACATTTGATCTGTTGCGATAAAGAAGTGTTTTTAGTTTCTCTTTCTTTGTTTTCTTGGCTTCATCAACCTGCTCGGCTTCTTCCTTCACATCTTTCTTCTTCATTCTCATGAGATTATCATGGAATGCTGAAGCCTTGACTGGATCAGTTTTTGCAAGTTTATCAAAGATCTTTTTGTTGTTTTTATCAACTTCAGATTGTGTGCCTAAACGCCACTCTGCTTTCCAGTAAGATGGCTTGAGTTTCTTTTGGGCTTCATCAACCTGTTCGGCTTCTTCGCCCATCTGAACTAAACTTCTGCTCACATCGCCAATTTTCTTTTTAGTTTTTGCTGTATCCAAACCGTATTTCTTTTGGTGAGCGTGAACTGCTTTCAAATACGATAGATGCATTTTCATTGCATCTTTTCCGCCAGTCATTGAACCCTTTTCCATGCTCTGGACTTTTTGCCAATCAGCGGCTTGGTCTTCGTTTACTGATTCGACTTCTTCTTTCTTCAACTCTTTCGCACGACGCTCAGAGGCTGGCATTTCTTGATCCTGCTTTCTTTGCAATTCAGCAGCACGCTTATCTGATGCTGGAACTTGACCTGACGCACCAATATCATGCAATCGCTGTGCAAGTGCTGGGCGTTCTTGAGCAAGTTGAGCCACTGACTTTGTTGTGTCAGTGTGAGCCTTTGCGCCCATGGAAGCAAGCGCCATTGCACCAACGGCAAGTGCTTTTGCAATCTTTCCTTCTTCAAGTTCAGTTTCTTCTGAAATCAATGCACTTGTTGATTCTTCAATTTTCTGCTCAACAATGTTTGCAGATTGAATACGAAATCCAAGTGAACGCTGCTGATTTGCAGCACGATTCAAGGCTTCGTCAGCACTTTGAGCCTCAACAACACGATTGACTGTTTCAACGCGACGTCGCAAAGAAACATGTTCGTGAGAAGGATTGGTGTATTTGAGTTCGACTACATGTTTCATATTACTTACCCATCTTCTTTGCAGCGGCTGATTTGAGTCTTGCCTTGATTACATCACCATATGTGATTTTTGTTTTATCGCCGTGATGCGCAGCGAGTGCCTTTTCCTTTGGAGTTACAGCAACAGTGCCTTCACCTTCTGTTACGACTTCTTCGCGCATTCCTGCTTCTCGCTCAGCGCCAAGTTTTGCGGCAACAGCCATCTCACGACGCTTTGCCATGCTCTTTCCTTTGAACTGAGGTGCCTTTGATTTATAGAAGTCTTTCACAACATCACCCATCTTGGCTTTTGCCAAATTCATTTTCTCATCAATCTGTTCGACTTCTTCGTTCATCTCACCTTGCATATAATTTGATGCAGTTGAAATGTAATCTTCAGCAAGAGTAATCTTGCTCTGTACCCACTCAGGAAGATTTGTATTTTCTTCGAGCATATCATGCATACGCTTTGAGTTTGCCATGATACTACGAAGTTGAGACTTTGCCATATCTCCTTCGTAATCATACTCGCCGACGTCTGCTGCATCTTTGACTGCCTCATTGACATCTTCTTTTTGCATGGTCTTTTCCATTGATTTATGAATTGCAGAGACGCCACCCTTCATAGCCTTGCGAGCAAGTGAACGAACGTAGCGATATCCTGCTGGTTGTTTTCCTGGTGGCATTTTTGGTTTCTCCTTGACTGGACCGCCGATAACTGCTTCAGCTTCTTTCTTTGTGACTTCGTCGAGTTCAACTGACTCAGTGGCAAATTTTTCTTTTTTACTTGGTGTGAGCATTTTGTTTAGTAATCCTGCACGAGCCAACCCAAGATTTTTACCAATCTGATTTCTCATGACATGTTTGCCACCTGCGGCTTTTGCAACTGTTGTATCGTGTTTTGATGCCAATGCTGTTCCTGCTCTAAATTTGGCTTTTTGTGGCTTATATACAGTAACCTTTCCACCTCTTTCTAGAAATTTTGTGACATCTGATGCGATATCAACAGAGGAAGGTTTCTTGATGACTTTATCCATCATACGACTAACTTCGCCAATCATTTCTTTATCAACTGATTCTTTTTTGAGTTTGAGTGATCGTGGACCAACTTTCTTTGCTTTCTCTGACTCATATGGATCTAGTGAAACTTTTGGGTTATATCCTGCTTTGATTCCAGCAACGATACCCTTTGCCGTTGACATATTTGATCCAGCCATAGAACTATGCCCACCAGAACCAGCAGCACCGATTGGTTGACGACCGCCCTTTGCCATATAAGCCTTTTGTTTTGCAGCATTGATGGCGCGAACAGAATTTGGTTCGACAGCAATTTCTTTTCTTGGTGCAACTTTTACACGTTTTGCTGCTGCAGCAGATCTGCCGCCAGCATCATCAGGCATCGCCATATTATTTTTCTTATACCAAGCCTTTTGTGCAGCCTTTGACATCTTGTGCAAGAGTGCTGGAACTTTTACGTCTGCCATTTAGAATTCCTCGATCTTTACTGTAAGATCTGTTGTCCCACGTTTTAGTCTATGAAAGGTTTTTGCGGGAATAAAAAACCTATCGCCCTTGTATAACTTTTCTGGTAACTTATCGTCAAACTGGATCTCCCAGCCACTACCCTCTAATACTTCTATAAATCTACCATTTTCATCACGATGCCAAGCCAACTCTTCATTCAACACATCATGTTTGAAGGTTCGTATAAAGGACCAATTATTTAGTTTTTGATCCTCATATGGCTTATTTTCTACCACCATGTTTTTCCTGAATTGCTAAAGAATCTTGGCCAACGGCATGCCCAATAAGATCTTGACGTCTTATCTTTATTAGACAAGCAGTGATGACGAGCAACGAAACTGCGAGTTGCTGCAGGATCGTTGAACTTCTTTGTCATTCCAGATTGGCTAAAATTGATCTTGCGAATGCCGTCTCCAACACGAACATATACAGCGCCACCACCACCAGAGCGAAATGGTTTGCCGATACCCTTACCACCAGTTGGATCTTCTGCTTCACTCATCGGAACGCAGTTAGGGACCATCTTATCACCTTTCTTTTTCATTCCCTTCTGAGTGTAACCAGTCCAGCACTCCTCAAGACCCTCTTCGATTGGATAATCAAGAACGACTGCTTGACCCTCGAACTCTGCGATTTCGCCAATATCTGTTTGAAGCATGTCTTTTTCCCATTCGTCTTTAGGAGTATACTTTCCTTCTTTATAAAGACGCTTGGCTTCTTTGATCATTTCAAAGAACATTTCAGATGCTGGACGAAAAACGTTTTCTGTGATCGAAATATTATTCTCGAGGTGATACTGAACTGCCTCTTCAAGAGTTAGTTCTGGAGCATCTTCTTCTTTGACAAGTTTCCAACCAGCGATATGGTCTTTGACTCGCTTATATCCTTTTGGAACAGCATGACCGCCTGGAGGTGCTGGAACCTGACGAGGAGTTGGCATAAACTTATCCTCTGGCTTCTTTTCTTCATATGCATTGAAGCGAGAAGCAACAGGAAGTCCCTGCATTGTTGAATCAATATTTCTTGGTGGAGTTTTGATATTTGATGCTTTCTTTTTAGAGTCACCTAATTTTGGATCAAACACTGCAGTTACTTGAGTGTCTTCTTCTTTTTCTTTTTTGGCTTCTGTTCTGAGGTCTCTAAAACTCTTTGGAACACTTCGCTCACCTCTTCCTCCAGTCGATTCATTTTGATTGCTATCGTCGCAGCCGCAATCGCTTTCGCATCCACAATCGGTTTCTTCTGGAATAGCATTCTTTTTAGATTTGTAAGCATCTTCAACTTCTCCCTGTCCTGGCGTCATAGCAATGGCATGCTTACGATATTCGTCTGTACCCACCAATTGCATCTCAAATAGCGCATCTAGATCTTCTACATCTTCACGCAGATCTTTATCTGCTGTATGATATGTCTTACCTTTGTTGATATAAGAATTCACACGAGCATGACCCCACTGTTGTGGTGTTGTTCCTGGACGATGTCCTGAATTCCAAGCAGCAACTCCGCGATTATAAACTTTACGGAGTGTGCCGACAGAGATACCAGACTTCTCCGCTTTTGCTGAGATAGAAGAATCAGAAGCACCTTCGTTGACACGCCCAGTATCTTTACGCTTGTCCATCACTGCAGTGATGTTGCCACTACGAGCAATGCGGCGAACCTTTTGTTGCTCAGCCTCATCCATCATCTTACGAACAGCGAGAGTATGCTTGCTTGGTTTCGTTTTTGCAGTTGCATCGCCAGGAGCTGGCTCATATGCACGCGGATCACTGTCAGATAACTTTGATTTTTCTTTCCAATGAGCTGCTCTTGCTTTCGCTGTTGAGGCACTCAATCCACGAACATATTTCTTAGGTAATCCTGATGCCTTATCTTTTGCAACTGTAGGAAACTTCTTTTCGCGAAGAATTGAAAACGATTTTGGTGCTGGAGTTTCTTCAATGTGAAGTCCGAGTTCAACAACTCTTTCTAGAAGTTTTTCGATTTGAGAACCGAAAAACAATCTTTCCATCTCTGATGATTCGTTGAGATTGATTGAGTTATTGAAAATAAATGCTTCAACATCTTTTGCTAATTGCTCAGCTTTTAGATATTTGTCAATACGCTTTGATTCAGTAATTGGTTGTTCACGCTGTTCATTGCGCAAACGAGAAACTTTATTTGTAACAGATACATGAACAAAATCAAAGGTGTAGCCTTCGAGCATATTCTGTACTAGTTCGATCTTCTCAGCATCATTAGCGCCATTGATGACGATATTTTTATTTGATTCGAATAGTTCTGCAGCAGCACCATTGAGAATTTGATCGGCTTGAACCTCAGTTAGGTCGAAACGAGAAAAGATATTCTTGAGAAGATAATCCTTTCCGCTTCCTGGACCACCAAGTAGAAAAATGCCGACTGGGTTTGTTGATTCCATTTGCATACCTGCTTTTACCTTATCATGTATATGTGCGCCCAATTTTGGATCGCTATAGTGTGAAACAAATTCGTTTTTCTTGCCAGCAGCAACTAATCCACGAAGTTTAGAAGCAGACATACCTTCAGCACCTTCTGCGTCTGGATCTCGATGACCTGCTGATACAACGTTCACTTTTTTGATTCCTGGAAATTCTTTAGTTCTATATTTATTGAGTAGAGAATGGAAGTTATCAACGCGATCAGAACCAACAACCATTGTAACTTCTTTGTGTCCTTGTTTCTCTAAATGCTTCATCGCATCAATTGCTGTGCGCACTTTACCAGAGGAAACAACATTTGCGTTTGGAAACATGCGATTCATTGCGCCAACTTTGTCACCATGAGTCAATGGATTTTTCTTGGAATCTTGAGAGTGTGATGGGAAGATGTAATGACGACCGCCAGTTTTTTCTGCATGTGATTGAACTGCGCTCACCAATTTACCATGACCCACTTCTGTTGGTGGGTTGAATCTTCCAAAGGTAAATGTTGCTTTACTCATATTAGACTCTTTTGCGCTTTCAGTGCTGCTGAACGTTTACGATTTGCTTCAGTGAATTTTCTTGGAACAAACTTCATTCCACCCGAAACGAATCCTTCACCAGCAGCTTCTTCTCCATCGATTTTGTGAGAGTAACCACCACTGGCTGTTTTGGATAATGCATCAGCAACAGCATATGTTGCTTGTTGAATATGATGATGCATATCAAATGTCTTATCGAATTTATCTAGGTTATCATTTACATGATTGATCGAGGCTTTTCTTTCTTCTGCTTTTTGGTTTTTAGCCTTTTCTGTTTTTACAGAATCTATTCTTTTCTGATGGTGCTTTTCTAGGAATTTGATATAGCCCTTTGCGTTTGGCTTTTCACCAGTATCAATGGTTGAGTTTGCATAACGCAATAGAGTTTCATCATGACCTTCATGGTGATCATGAGAATGCTTTTGCCCAAGTTTCTTGGCTGCAGCAATATGCTCAAGTGCTTTTCTTTTTGCGTCTGGAGATAGTTTTCTTTCTTCGCTAGAAACAAGATGACTCATCAGATGGACATCTGGATGTTCTTGTAACTCACCTTCACCGATTGGAGTTGTGCTGCCATCTTCAGCAATGCGTGAGTGCAATGCAATACTCAACGGAGCCTTTGCAAGTTTCTTTCCTTCTGGAGAATTTTTATCTACAGAATAGCGAATCGTATTTGGCTTATGACCGATTTTACCATCTTCTTCGGTGCGATCTTCAAGAGAACTGAGATAACCACCTTGATACTCGCCTGGACCCTTTGGAAGCACTTTATGAACGTGCTTGAGAATATTCATTAGTGGTCCAGCGATGTATGGCTTTTCGCTGTGTTGCTTTTTAATATCTTCGGCTGAGAAATTATAGGTCGCGCCAGTACCTTTATATTTCACACCGACTTTACCTTCTGGAGTGCGAATAGTCTGGAAGGACATGCGATCGTCGATCTTTCGAGTGATCGGAGTGCGACCACTGATAACACCTTGAATCTTGGAGAGAGTGGATCCGACTGCGCCTTTACGAGTGTTAAAAGCGGCTTCAGAAGGATGTGGGAGGTGTAGTATTCCGCGAACTGGTTTTTTCTGTTCTGATAATAAAGGAATATACTGCTTGAAGCCAAACATACTCTCTCCACACTGTGGGATTACAAGTATATTTAGTTAATTTGATTAATTAAGATATCTTGAATGATCGTATCAATCGTTTCGTTGATCGTATGCTCTGAACGATATCCCAACTCTTTTAACTTGGTATTATCCATAAAGAAAGAGCGAGAAGATTGAACCTTCTTATGAAACTCTTTCTGTTCAATCGTACGAATCTCTGAGCCAGAGTCCATTGCATCTCGAGCATAACGAATAATATCACGAAAGATTATTCCCTTTCCGTTTCCGATGTTGTAGATTGAGTTGAGTTCGCCCTTGTTGACGACCAAATCGATTGCTCGAGCGCAATCCCTAACATCAATATAGTCACGATAAAAATAACCACTATCATAGAGGTCGACTCGTTTGTTTGCAGCGAGTTCGCCCAATAGATATTGGACTGCGTTCTTCTTCGCAGAAACTTTTTTATCTTTCGGACCAAGGACATTGGCTAATCTCAGAATGCGGTAATTCAAATTGAATGTCTCGCAATAAGACATAAGCAACTGCTCAGCGCATCGTTTTGTTATCGAATAAAAACCCTTTGGATCACAAGGATCTGTTTCAGGAATGCCACGTGCACCCTCTCCGAAACCCGAGTCCTGTCCATAGACAAACCAAGAACTGATGAAGTTGAAACATCCATCTTTCTTGTTCGTCTCTATATAGAATCGATAATTGTTCAGAACTCTCATCAAAATCGTTAGATTAGTGTCAATATCCAAATTAGGATCGACGTGTACGTTATAATTGTCAACAGTACTAATAAAGTAAACAACGTCGGGAGAAAATACTCCGATATTTTCTCGATAATTTTTGATATACCCATTTTTCGTTGTATTGCAGAATTGCGATCCGACGAATCCGTTTCCTCCGAAAACATTTAGCATACCCATTTTTGCATTACACTCTCATAATAGGCAAACACTTCTTCACCGTAGTGCGGTGGGCATCCGACGAAGAACACATTGCTCAATGCCTTGTTTGCGTTTGGATACTTGGTAGCATCATCAAGATGCTTGTAGCCAGGATGCAATAGAATATTTCCAGCGAAGTAATTGCGAGTTTGAATTTTATTCTCTTCACAGAAGGCTTGTAGTTTTTCCTTCAGTTCAGGTGTATCAGTGATCAACGGAACACCGAACCATGACGGATCAGCCAAGAGAAGATTCTCAGCAACACGAACACCAGGGATATACTTTTCAAAGAGATGCTTGATGCGCGCAAAGTTCACACGACGCTTGACGTCAATTTCATCAATCTTTTTCAACTGCTCAATACCAATCGCACCTTGAAGATCAAGTGGTTTGAGATTATATCCCATGTTCGTGAAGAGATACTTGTGATCGATTATTCCATTATATCCTTCAAGCCATTTATCAAAGCGATTACCACATGTTCCACAAGCCAATAGGTTAGCAGCACCAACGCAACGACAATCACGACCCCACCAGCTAATGCTGCGAGCAGTGTTGATGAGTTGCTCGTCGTTTGAGCAAACCATCCCGCCTTCGCCTGTCGAAATGTGGTGAGCAGGATAGAAAGAAGTTGTCCACGCATAGTAATAATCCGTTAGAAGTTTACCATCCCACTTTGTGCCCAATGAATCGCAGTTATCGCCAATCAAACGAATGCCGTGTCGCTCGCACATATCTTTGATGCGATCCATATGTGGCGGATTGCCGAGAACGGGTGAAACGAAAATAGCGACGGTCTTATCAGTGATCCACTTTTCAACTTGATCAAGATCAAAGTTGAGCGTTTTCATTTCAATGTCAACAAAGACTGGAGCAAGACCATTCTGAACCAACGGAGCAATCGTTGTTGGGAATCCAACGGGTGATACGATAACTTGATCACCATCCTTCCAACCCAAGTGCTTCTTAAGAGCAGCAACCATAGTCAAGTTGGCTGATGACCCAGAGTTCACCATGTGACAATGCTTCACATTAAACTTGTGACCGAATGCCCACTGAAACTTTGCAACCTGCTCACCAGAGACGAGCCACTTGCCTGTAAGGAATGCAGTGACGCCAGCAATGACTTCTTTCTCGTCCCAATATGGACCAGAATAAAAGACTGTATCTTTGCCAGGAGTAAACTCTTTGCAATTGTAAGCATACTTCGGTGTGCCAACAGTGGCAACCAATTCTTCAATCATTTGTTTTACGTCACTCATTATTTCATCCTCAAAATTTGACCAAGATATTTACCATAATCAGACTTGCTGTACTTCTCAGCAGCACGACGAACTTCGTGTTCTGTGATCCAAGCATTATTATACGCTATTTCTTCGGGGCAAGCAATCATCATGCCTGTTCTTCTTTGTACTGAGCCAACAAAAGTTGACGCCTCAGATAGAGATTCGAATGTGCCAGTATCAATCCATGCAATACCACGATTTAGATATTCAATTGTACAATCATGGTTTTCCATGTAAAGATTATTAATATCAGTGATCTCTAACTCTCCTCTTGCAGAAGGCTGAATCTGCCATGCATAGTCTACTACTTTATTGTCATAAAAGTAAAGCCCAGTGACTGCATAATTGCTTGGTGCAACTTTTGGTTTTTCAATAATCTTAACTGGATTGCCACTTGAGTCTTGTTCAATCACACCAAATCTCTCTGGATCAGCAACATGATATGCAAATAAGGTAGAACCCTTGTGGTTGTTTGCTGCGCGATTGAAACGATTGATAAGTTCATTGCCATAGAAGATATTGTCGCCAAGAATAAGCGTGACATCATCTTCACCGATCCATTTCTCAGCAATACGAAAACATTCGGCGATACCCTTTGGCTCCAATTGAGTAGCATAAGAAATGCTCAATCCCCACTGAGAACCATTTCCAATTAGATTCTCAAATGGTGCACGATCAATGGGTGACGTGATGATCAGAATATCTCGAATGCCCGCCATCATCAATGTTGAGATTGGATAGTAGACCAATGGTTTGTCGTAGACAGGAAGTAACTGCTTAGATATCGCCTTTGTGCATGGGTATAGACGTGAGCCTAGTCCACCAGATAAAATAATTCCTTTACGCATTATACCACTCCAAAGTTTTAATTAAGCCATCATTAATATTCGTTTTCGCTTGCCAACCCAAGTCGTGTGCAATTTTAGTCGCATCCATCGAGTACCTAAAATCGTGACCTTTACGATCAGGTACAAAATTAATCCAGTTCTGATACATGTGAACTGGTTTGCCCATTAGATCGAGAATCAGTGTAACCATTTGAAGGTTGCTCATCTCAACTCCACCGCCGATATTATAACGCTCACCAGACTTAAAGTTTGCACCGATCGTGAGCAATGCCTCGCAATGATCGTCGACAAAGATCCAGTCACGAACATTTTGACCTGTACCATAAACAGGAATTGGTGTATTGTTCTTGATATGACGAATTACTGTTGGGATAAACTTTTCTTTGTGCTGTCGCGGA